GATCAAGGACCGGGGCAGAGAGACCCTAACAAACCCGCACTGGAACAGCATCGGTGAGATAATCCAAGCCTGTGCATATCAGTATAATATCGACCTGTGGGAAGATCAGGAGAACCACGTGGAGCTCATGGTGGAGAAGCAGGCATTAGAGGGCGTGCTCGAGCCGGTCTGCCGTAAGTGGGATATTGGCTTCACCGCCAATAAGGGATATTCCTCATCATCGGCGATGTATGAAGTTGGCAAGCGGCTGGTCAGCAAGGCTCGACGTAAGGAGCTCCATGTGCTGTACTTAGGCGATCATGATCCGAGCGGCATAGATATGACTCGGGATGTTGAGGAACGGCTGCAGCTGTTCAGTAAAGCAGCTGTAACTGTGCATCGGATCGCGCTCAATATGGATCAGGTGTCACGATACAATCCACCTGAGAATCCGGCCAAGATAACCGACTCACGCGCTGCTGACTACATCAAACGGTATGGGCGCTCATCGTGGGAGCTGGATGCTCTCGAACCGCGGACACTAGTGCAGTTGGTGGAGACAAAGATAAAAGGGTTGCTAGATGAGGACCTTTTCAACTCACGTAAACGATACCGCAATGAGCAGCGTGAACTACTGACAGAAATAGCAGAGGAACATCAATGAGAGTTTCAGTCAACAAAGATGATCCGGGGTATCGTGAGGATTCGCGCTTGTTCACCCCCAGTATCGATGGCCGGGCGCTAACTCACTGCGTAACAGCCGATACTGACCTGGGGGAGGCGCATTGCTTCGTACGGGATGAGCAGGGGCAACTGGTTATAAGGGCAGATGGTGAGCTTGAGATCATCATACTCAAAGGCGTCGTGACGCTTACCGGCCCAGCTGACTAGCCTGTATGACCGTCACCATCTACATGATGCTGTGTCCTATCTGCGGTGAGATCAGGTGGGTGGGCAAGACGACGGAACGGCTTGAACGACGGTTATCGAAGCACCTTCGACACTCGACAGGACACTACAACCCTCCGAAACGGGCTTGGCTTGAGCATCTACGGGCAAGGGGGCTCAAGCCTATCATCATCGCCCTGGACAGGGTTTCAGCTGAGGACTGGATTGCAGCGGAGACGTATTGGATCAGGTATATGAAGGCACTCGGGGTAAAGCTATACAATAGGAGGAACCCATGCTGAGCAATGATAATAAGTGCTGTTTTTATAATAAAAAGGTGTACAAGCACCCTTTTCTGTGATAATATAGCTATATCATAAGGATTATAGGAGGACTACCTTCATGGACAATCTTTTCGGGGGGAAATCATGAGCGGACGCGCAGCAGTACCAGCAGACCTGTTCAAGGAAGAGACGCTTACCCCTAAGCAGCATCAGGCCGTAGCCGATTACCTTGGGCAGTTCATCTGGCCAGAGGAGACTGCCTTCGGGCAGAAGTGTCCGGAGTGCGAGAGCTACTTTACCGGCACCCTTGGTCTAAACAATCTGGAGACCGTGCATATGGCTGGGATACCTGGCGAAGGCGCCTGTTACGAGTGTGGCCATCCGTTCCGTTACGTACACGACATTCCCGGCGTAGGTAAGCTGGAAGGCGTGCCCTTGATGTTCGTCAGGAGGGACCGGTCCTGAGCTGTGCGATACCGCAGGAGATGCAGCAGAAACTGTTGGAGCCCATCGATTTCGGAGTGGTAACGCTCAAGGAATCGGTGACCGGCATCGAGCGGACATTCTTCGCCAGGAAGGAGTCCATCACCTGGCTGCGATCGGTGCTTGACACACAGATGCAGATGCTGATCCAGCTGCACGATAGCCTGGATGCGATGGTCGAGGAGAATACTGTCCTCATGGACAGCAATGCAGCCCTCGTATCGTTACAGGTATCACCGACAGAGATAGAAGAGGAGGGAACACCGATATGAACACAGATCACTATACGCGAGCCTTTACGTGAATAGGCATGCAGCCATATGGCTGCTGATGGGTGTCCTGGTCGCCATATTCGTCCCATGCACAGCAGGATCGGCAGAGTTCAGGTCATGGACCACGCTGACGGAGCTGACGGAGCTCAGGGGGGATACAACGATCACCAAGCCCAGGCCGAAGATCATTGCCCAGATATATCGGCACGCAATGACGCGGTTCAACGTATCACATGAAGAAGCCGTTCAGTTTGCAGAAGCAATATCACGTCGACCGCATCCACGGCTGCTGGCCGGTGTGTGCAGTCAGGAGGGGCAGTTCAACCCCAGGGCAAACATCACGTGGGGAGGTTGCAGAGGCGCTTATCAGGTCTCCCCTGGGGATTGGGGGCCCATACCACACGACATTGCGGGCCAGACAGAGCAGGCCTCGATGGTGCTCGAGTTGATGCTCAAGAAGTACAAGGGGAACGTTGTCCTCGCATTGAGAGCTTATAATGGTTCTCCATGGTCTGAGGCAACAGCACCATATCCGAAAAAGGTTCTGCGTTGGTGCAGGAAGCTGGATGCAGCCTGATGCAAAGGAGCTCAACAAGATGGCTTGTTTTATATGCGATATAACTAAACTAAGGGTATGCGGCCTGGGTTGTGGCCTGTGCGATACCTGTGCTGGTGACCGCAAGGAGGATGACAATGCAGAATGATCTGATACAAAGGAACAAGAAACACCTGGACATGTTGGATTACATCATCCCCAAGGTGATGTACACGCAACCAATAACGGCCGATTACATAGTTCGGCTTCAGCAGCTTCGTGAGGATCTTGCGCAAGATATGGCTGTTGAACGCGATCGCTGCACGCGACCGTTACGACCCCCGTTTCAGTGTAGATGCTTAGCACGTCCGCTAAGCATATTTACACAGCAGGAGCTATTCTCCCCCCCAACAGGCTATATTCCAACCACGACAAAGCTGACCCTCCCTGTAACGCTTGGCCAATATGCCATGGGCTATGAGAAGATCGAGGTCGTAGCTGAGGACATGTTCGGCGGGTCGTTCAGTCTGCTGCCAGCAGATAGCTGCTGCCCCCGCATCAAGGTTGGGCTGAAGTATGATAAGTTCATACACGTGCTCGGGACGTTGACGCATGAGGCGATGGAGCTGGCCTTGGTCCGGCTGCGGGCCCGATTCGAGCCCTCCTGCGATGTAACGGGTGATGCTTCCAGCTACATCTTCAACTTCAACCACGTCACGCTGAGCGAGGCCGCATACATGGCTGCTGAGCTCGTGGAGAGCTGCAAGGATGAGCTCAAGACTGTCTGGGAGAGGAGTCGGCCATGAGCTTATTGTGTTGGTATGAACATGCAGGTGTCGATAGAGCTACTGTGATACCGAATATGGAGGCCGCCAGGGAGGGTTTCTGGGTCGGCGATGGCTTCGTTTTTGCCGGCGCTGTAGGAGGCAATCCGAAGATATGGATACCGCCCGGAAGGGTGCTGTATGTTGAGGTGGAGCTATGAACGGGAAAGCTATTATCACTGGGGCGCAGGTATTCAAAAAGGAGCGAACCTATCCGACGCTGCGTGAGCATATCAGGAGAGGTGCCCGTCATGAGCAATGAGCATCAATCGACAGAGGGCAGCCTCGCAGCGTTGAAGGACCTAGCACTGCGGGCTATCGATCAGCGGGAAGCCGCTCACAGCAAGACCATCATCATGGAGTCCGGTGGGTTCAGCGCCGCCGTCTGGTGGGAAGGGAAGCAGCTTTGCATCGGGATAGTACGGCCGACGAGACAGGCAGGGGAATGATCTGGAGGTGACGCCATATGAAGTAACTCAAACAACATCGATGGGACAACTCCCCGGCGTTGTTGGATGCGCCGGGGAGACTAAAGGAGGAGACTATGCGAATAGTGCTAACTATAGCAGGGTGTAGTATCACAGCTATGAAATGTGGCCTTAGGATTGATCTTCATAAAGCCAATAAACGAATCATGGTAGATTTTATCAATAAAAAATTAAAGTTCTTTAATGTTATCTATAAAGACGGGGATCGAACGTTGCTTTTAGTTAATGGGCTAGAATGGTAAGGGAGGTAAAGCACCGATGGGTGATATGAAACTTTATGCCTGGCAACCCAAAGGACATGGGGAAATGTCCTTCTTTGTGATGGCCGGGTCTGAAGAACAAGCTAAAATTGCAGTGCAATGCCGGATAGATGCTGAGTTAAGCAAACAGGATGAGGATAATTATTTTTCTAGCATGGATTTTTCGGGTTGGGGTACTGATTACTATGGGCTGACTGTTGTGACTGCTGGGGTGGTGGTTATGAATAGTAATGATTAAATGGGTATTATGAGAGATAACGCTAAATTGACCCGTTGAACGGGTCGAATGTTCTGGTTATTTTTTGCCAGAGATCGGAGAGAAAAATGTTGCCTTCGTTTTGCGAAAAACACCCGGAAGCAAAAATCCGCCATGAATGGGACAGGACACAATATATCCTCAATGGGTTACCAGGCGGGAACCCTCAAGATCACGGGCATCAGTATTTCTGCGCTGAATGCGGAACCGAGGTTTGTTCAGAAGCCGAATACGAAGCGCGGCAAAAATAACGCTAAGCTGAATTGACCAGTTGAGGAAGGAGCGAAGCGTATGACGAAACCTGAGTCCAATGATTTGTTATCCGACGTTGTTGCATTGAAAGCCAAAATTGCAGCAATGCGGAAAACACCGGGATTTACACAAGACCAGTATTGGCGCCTTCTTAGCGCAGAATCTAATATTGGCATGGCGTCCGCTCACCTCGAAATTTTCAAAGAGCAGAGAGTCGGATAATGGTTAGCCGATGACCGGACGACCTTTGTTCCGGTCGATAGGCAGGTTATGCCCGTCTCAATTCTTCATCATGGAGGGCTATCGTGGCAATTATCATCGTTGACGAATCTCAGACAGTTGATGCAGCAACCGCTTATCCCGGCGTGTACGGGTCAACACAGGTAAAGGGTGAAGTGTTGATTAAAACACACCGGCACTCTGACCCGGCTAACCCCTTCCATGAAGCATAGTGGGTCAATCTCTACGGCACACACGGTTTTACTCCTGGTCGGGTGCATCCTGCGATGGTCTATGAGGATGCGAGCGAAGAAGAAATCAATACCTCTCGACAAGCGAAAGGAGTAACAAAGATGACCATTTGGAAATTTCCAATCAAAATTACTGAAGTGCAGCGGGTTGAAATGCCAATAGGAGCGGAAATTCTATCTGCTCAGATGCAAAACGGTGACCTCTGTTTGTGGGCGTTGGTTTCCCCGGCTAGTAACAAAGAGATGAGAATTATTGAGATCCACGGCACCGGCAATTATATCGTGCCTGCAAACCGCAAATTCATTGGCGCCGCTCAAATGCTTGGTGCACTGGTGTGGCATGTTTTTGAGTCGATTTAACGACCAAGCCCCCAAGTGGCGGATGAGCATCGGAATATGAGAAGGCACTTTTCGGAGGTACGCCATGAACACTGATCTAGCCTGGTACCACACATTGCGGGGGTACGAGATATGAGGCCACTGGTCAAGAAATTCTTGCCCTACTGGCAGGCGCGTCTGAAGTCGTACGGGGCCGCGCTGGTACGGCAGGAGCTACAGACCCCAGGGAAGACCAAGCTGCTCGGTCGCAAGGATCGCATGGAGCTGCTGCGAGAGCTGGGGTTGCGATGAGTCAGCGTGAATCCGGATTCTGGGCAGAGATCAAGCGTGCCCTGGGGAAGCGACCCTTTCACGACCTGGTGCGTATCGAGAATAGCTGCGAGGAAGGGACGCCCGACGTTAATTACTGTATCGGTGGCGCTGACGGGTGGATCGAGCTGAAGCGTGTGGAGCTCCCGAAGCGTGATGCCACTGTGGTCAAGGTGGATCATTTCACCGGTGGACAGAGAGCCTGGCTGATGCGACGGGCGACTGCAGGAGGAAGGTGCTGGGTGCTTCTCCGGGCTGATGCAGAGACATTCCTTTTCCGGGGTGGACATGCTGCCAGGAACCTGGGTGTGACCTGGACCAAGGACGATTGCCGCTCTCGGGCGGTATACCATAGCAGTGGTCGAGTGGATTGGGATGCGCTGGTAAAGGAGCTGATGGTATGAGGAGTCCCTTCAGAAATTACAATAATTACTTATTCAGTAAGTCTGGGCGAGGAGGAGCTGACAACATGAGCGCTGAAAATACGCAGATCAAGGTGATATTGGAACCGAACAGGCTGAACGGGGTATGCAACCGGGGTGCGTGGTTTGCACTGAGGGATGCAGTCTATGAGTATGCAGCCCGTAACGATCTACACGTCGTCACAGAGGCAGAGTGCATTGAGGTGACGACGTGCGATCCTGATGAGGTCTTAGCGATCCTGGCCTTGGTGCGGTTGGCCAACGGACCTTAGCGGTAGAGCGAAGCAATAGCCTCGAACTCGGGGGAGCCAGGGATATATGTCACGAGTCCACTGCGCTCTCCTTCCGTTTTAAGGCGGCCAGCCTGTTCGGCCCTGATCTTGGCCTGCTTGGCAAGAGCCCCGTGAGCCTTGTTGCAGGTCAGTCGTTTGATCCAGTTGTGATTCGGCTCATCCTCCCGCTGCACCAGGAGCGCACCGCAGTGGAGGCAGTACTTGACCACCTTCCAGCGAGGCCCGTTCTTGTCTGCACCCTTCACGCCGCACATCAGAGCTCTACCTCCTTGTTCTGTTTAGCCTGCCATCTGATTCTCTTACGCTCGCGGTGTGTGAGGGGTTTAATCCCCAGGAGCATCTCAATGAGCACCGTATTGACGGCGAGCTGGGCTCGTAACAGGTTCTCAATCATCGTCGTCCTCGCTCTGTAGCAATGCCTTTACGGTCTCCAGCTGCTTGGCCTCCCGTAGCCTACGCTGTTGCATGCGCTGCATCTGTTCTAGGTCTCTATTTCTGGGCTTTCGCTTCATTCTGCACCTCCCTGGGGGCCACCTTTGGGTGACGGAATAAGAATCTGCTCGCTATATTCTTGGCCTCCTCTAACGTTGCTGCGCGCTGTGCTATAGTTTTCCATCGCCAATTGTGCTCAGAATGGTCCGCTACACGGATTGTGAGTGCGCCATGTTTGCCCTCCTTTGCTACGCTGGGGGTGTATACTTCCTCGCAAGCTATAGAAAATGCTGGCGATCCATTGCTATACGAAGCGGATGGCCACTGCCTTTTTTCAAAGGACTTATATGGCCCTGTTGGTTTAGGGTCCACCCGCCATACCAGTTTTAGCTCGAATTTGTTCATAATGTCTCCTCATCTTGATAGTTGGGTATCCTGCCATCAGGCAGGTCTAATGCACGCATCAATGCTTTCCACCGGGGCTTGTGGCCCCAACCCTTCTCGCCGTGCAGGATGTACGCGGCCACGTGTACCACCTCGTGTGGCACCACCTCGCGGATCATGGTCTTGGGGTAGGCATCGAAGTATGCCAGATTTATCTCGATGATGCCATCCTTCCATGCCTGTCCAGCGGGACTATTCTCATCCTCTGCGAAGGTTAACGCCATGCGCTTGAACCGCGTGGAGCGCGCCAGCTTCGGATAAAGGTTGCTTAATTGCTTGCGGACAGCATGAAACCTTATCTCGATAAGGGCTGCCAGTGTCATGATTTGAAGCCCTCGAAGCCCTCAAGTAAATCATCCAGGTGTGAATTTATGCGGTTAAGATCACCTACCAGACCCCAATTCTTAGGGTCCTTTGACTGCCTGCGGGAGTGCTCGGATAGGAGAACTTGCAGCCTTGCCATCTTGGTTGCTACCTTTCCTCCCGCTTCCATGTATGCTGTTGTTGCGCTCATGATCGGCTCCTATAATCCTTTTTGTTGTTACATCAATGATTACATAATACTGTACTTTTCGGAGAATGTACACGTTTATTTTGCAGTAATTGTATTATTTTTCTCGAGGTAGTATGCAGCCCGCATGTCAAAATAACGCGTGAGATGCTTCTGGGGGATGAGGCATCTTGCTCGTGGTGTATGCGTTATTGAGTCCCGGTCAAAGTTAGTGTGGCACTTTGGAGGCACTCCAGGTGCGTGCAATATCGATGGTAGCGGGTCGACTTTTGCTTCTTCACAGATATGGGTTGAGTGCCGTTTGATTGCAGCAACGATGACATGTGTGCGAGACATGCCATGCATATTTGCCATCATCTGGAGCCGCGACGCCCACGTTGCTGTGAGCCCAAGATTGATTATGTTGTAGCGATCAGGACGCAATACTGGAGTTTGGAGCTCTACTGCTCCCTCTTGGTACAGGTAACTCATGCAACAGAATATGAAGCGACGGGGATCGTCCTGGACTCCCGTCGCTTCAGCCTGCAACTTAATCTGTGCGACCTGTGGGTCTGTGAGATACAGATGAAAAAGCACGATTTACCTCCGAAAGTATAGTTAATGTCTATTTATAATAGCGTGTGACATTACACTTGTAAATACCTATTTTTGTAATTGTTCATATTTAAAAGCTCGGTTGTATATATAGGAAGAATTTTTATAGAGTGTATTAAATACATTTTTTTTAGAAAAGTGTGTATTATCGTATTTTGCGTATTTAGTGTAATGAAATCAGTGACTTATCCTAAATATTGTGGAGGAAGCAATGTATTTTATGCGTCGCTTTACCCTGGGGTCAAGTCCCGAGTGAATTGGAATTCCGAAAAGTTTTTGAAGTAGTGAAAAATATTTCCTTACGTATATGAGCTATTAAGACTAAATCAGTCCTTTATCAACGATAGTCGGTAATAGTCATTGCGCATTTGAGCACTTAAGGAAAGAGAGGAGCGGAACCCCAGGGAAGAGGTCAAGAAGAATTACTTTTAGTCTATCAATAATAGTCGCTTACATTGGCGTGCGATCATGCTAAAATAAACCATATGAGCGACCAAACAATAAATTCAGCACCTGAGCAGCCCGAGACCAACAAAGAGAAGCGTGCCAGAACTGCTCGCGAGACCCTCGACAAAGAGCTGGGCTCTGTTGTTATGCGGCGAGGATTCGTTAACGGTATGCTGCGTTGGGGGCATCTACATGGTGGCCAGAAGCGAGCAGCAATCTTTGCGGGTTATTCCGAGCACACTGCGTCAAGCACAGCCCACCAGCTTATGCAGAAGCCAGAGATACTCGAGGCGATCCAGGCTGGCATGGATGCTCGGGCCGACCGCTGCAAAGTGAGCCCAGACAAGGTACTCAATGCAATAGCAGCGATCGCCTTTGCCGACGTTGCTGAGATCATGACGTGGGAGAAGAATAAGGTAACATTGAGAGACCTCAATCAGCTACTGCCTCACGAGTCTGCGGGCATTCACTCTGTTACAGAGACAAAGATCAAAGGTGGAGGCACGAAGTTAGAGGTTAAGACTCACGATCAGCTGAAGGCGCTCGAACTGCTAGGCAAGACTATGGCTATGTTCCGGGACAAGGTAGACGACCCGAGCAAACAGATCGGAGGCGTCCTTCGCGTTCCGAACCGGCCGAGCATCCAGCAGTGGGAAGAGGAAGAGGGCATAACTGAGGCTGGAGCAGCACAAGAGAATCTTATCGACACAGTAGACCTGGAGGAGGAGCCATGAACAAGAATCACGACAGCAAGGGATGGTTCGCAGCAGGCAAAGGTGGGAGCTCAACTGCTAAGGTGCGCTTCGGGAAGTCCACCGCCAGCAATGAGGCAAAGTCCTTAGGTAGGCTACAAGGTAGAGTGGCATCTAAGAATATACGCGACTTCACAGCAGGTAAAACCACATTCCGTGAGGGTTATAAATCAGCTGGCGGTTCACTGTTCAAGCCGCGGAGCAAGAAGTAAGTGGAAGCCCCCCAGGACAAACAACTTATCCACGTACCAGACCCGATCATCATCTGGGAGCCCCAACCAGGCTCCCAGGTCTCATTTCTCACGTGCCCCTATGAAGAGGTACTGTACGCGGGCACGCGAGGCCCCGGGAAGACCGATGCTCTCCTGATGAAGTTCGCACAGCACGTGGGCGAGGGCTACGGAGAGGCCTGGAGAGGGATCATCTTTCGCAAGACCTACAAGCAGCTGTCTGACGTCATTGCAAAGAGCCAGAAGTGGTTCAAGCAGATATTCCCTTTCGCACGGTACAACAAGAGCGAGCATCAGTGGGAGTTCCCTGGGGGTGAGACACTCCTCTTCCGCTACATGGACAACGCGATCGATTATTGGAACTACCACGGTCATGAGTATCCGTTCATCGGCTGGGAGGAGCTTACCAACTGGGCAGACAGCGGCTGTTACGACAGCATGAAGTCCTGTAACAGGTCCTCATATGAAGCGCCCCCTGGAATCCTGCCCATGCCTCGCTTCTACGGTGGCACGTGCAACCCCTTCGGCATCGGTCATCACTGGGTGAAGGCTCGGTTCATCGATCAGGGCCCAGCGAAGAAGCCTGTAATCGAGACCTTCATCCATCCGCTCACAGGCGAGAAGATTTATATGCGTCGCTGCTACATCCACGGCGACTGGCGAGAGAATAGGAAGCTGGTCGACAACGATCCACTGTACATCGCGAAGCTGATGGGGATCAAGGATGAGAATAAGCGGAAAGCCTGGCTAGAGGGGGATTGGAACATCACGGCAGGCTCGATCCTCGGCGCGTGGTACAATCAGGCTGTGCACGAGATCGAGCCCTTCAACATTCCGCACTCCTGGCGCATCGATCGATCCTTCGACTATGGCAGCAGCAAGCCCTTCAGCATCGGTTGGTGGGCAGAATCGGATGGGACGCTCATCCACTGCGGCAACACACAGAATCCGATGACCGGGCGAGTCAGTCCGCAGTTTAAGTCCTGGCCTAAGGGCACCTTGTTCCGTATCAATGAATGGTACGGCTGCAAGGAGGATCAGCCCAACGTCGGTCTGGAGATGCTGACCAAGGATATCGCCAAGGGGATCGTTGAGCGTGAGACTGCTATGCTCCAAGGTGGGTTCATCAAGACGAAGCCGAAACCAGGGCCGGCTGACTCATCGATATTCGACGTGCTCGATGGTAAGAGCATCGCTGCAGAGATGAAGAAGGAAGGCGTGACCTGGTTGCCTGCCAACAAGAGCCCTGGATCACGGCGTGCCGGGTGGGAACTGCTGAGGAACCTCCTGAGCAGCGCACTGGATAAGGATGAGCACATGAACCCTATCTATCGGACCACTCCGATGGAAGAACCAGGGCTGTTCGTGTTCAACACGTGTCGCGGGTGGATCAGGACCGTCCCCATGATGCCTCGTGATACCGATAAGCCAGATGATGTGGACACCAAGTGCGAGGACCATTGCTTCACAGGGGATACCACCATACTTACTGCTGCTGGCGTTAAGACCCTGCTAGAATTGGTGGGCACAACAGGCTGCGTGCTTACTGCCGGTGGTATCTGGGCGCCGTATGATAACTGTCAACTAGTAAAGCAACAAGCAGAGACCGTAACGGTTACTCTTTCAGACGGATCCCATGTGCGCTGTACCCCAGATCACCTCTTCATGACGAAAGATGGATGGAAAGAAGCGCTTTACTTATCTAATGAAACATGTTATAATATTTATAACGTTTCTATTAGGAGGTTATTGTGGAGCCATTTCAAATCAGCGCTACAATCCAAGAGTTCGCTGGTATTAAGTACTACCTTTGCGGGCCTTACTTTCAGCATGATGGTATCCGATTACACAGGGTGGTTTATACGTATCATCATGGGCCAATTCCAGAAGGTTTTACAGTGCATCACGATGATGAAAATAAGAGCAATAACCAGTCTTCAAACCTTAACTTATGCACAAATAGTGAGCATGCCTCATTACACACGGGTAGCAGAACAAATAACAAACTCTCAGATACGGCCCGAATGGCTGCTGCCACATGGCACGGGTCGCCTGAAGGATTGGCCTGGCACAGTGAGCAAGGTAAACGCAACGGGCAACTTATGCCTGAAAAACAGATGGCTTGCATGCATTGTGGCGCCATTAAAACAGTTAAGGCTACTAATTGGGCACAGTTTAAATACTGCTCCAATGCCTGTAAAACGGCAGCACGCGGTGCCGCTGGAACAGACAATGAAGATCGTGTCTGTATCATTTGCAGCGCTCCATTTACTGTTAACAAGTATCTTTTCACTAAGACCTGTAGTAGAAGCTGTGGAGCAAAGCTGCGTTGGAAACTTAGACGTGGTGCATGTGTTGCCGGATACTAATGCCGATGTATACTGCCTAAATGTTCCTAACTATCACGCCTTTACATTGTCAAATGGGTTATTAGTCCACAACTGCGGCGACGAGACTCGGTACAGAATCTACAAGCGGACTGCAGAATCAGGCTCAAGCGAGCTCAACATATGATACCCATGATGCACGCCCTGCACGAAGGGGCCAACCTCGATGCACAGCAGCTAATGGATGCCACCTGCACAGAACACGGTTGGAGCCAGCAGCACTGCGGGATGTGCATCAGGGCCCTGAAGGAGGGCTGCTACGATACCGAGCCCGAGCAGCCACTTGATAACTACCTACTGAGCTCCACATATGGATATACCTGCTAACAAGGAGATGACCTCATGAGCAAGAAGACCGAAGACAAGCCAAATGTGAGCACGCCTAATGCTGCACACAACGCGATGATGATAGCAGCACAGCTTCCGAGAACACTGATGGCCGGAACATATGGGATGCGGGCTGCCGGGAAGGAGTTCCTCCCCCAGGAGCCGAAGGAAACTGACGACCTCTACAAGAACCGCCTAGCGCGGACCTTTCTCTTCAACAAGTATGGCATGACCATAGAGGAGATGGTAGGGCGCCTGTTCCGTAACGGCATCAAGCTGGAGAAGATACCCGGCGAGGTGGAGGCGTTATTTGCAGATATCGATCTGACAGGGCGTGACCTGCGACGCTTCGTGCGTGACCTCTTTGAAAGTGCTCTTCAGCCCGGGGTCGACTACCTGCTGGTAGACTATGCAGGCATGGCCTTGCAGGCTGATCCTGCTGCCGAGGAAGGCGCAGAACCTCCTGTTATGAGCAAGGCCGATGAGAAGGCTGCTGGCGTGCGTCCGTTCTGGGTGCATGTCAAGCAGGAGAATGTCATCAACTGGCGGACAGAGGTAATCAACGGGCAGGAACGTCTGGCCAGGTTGCAGATCATGGAGCACGTTGAGGAACAAAACGGCGATTGGGGCACTACCAATATAGATCAGGTCAAGGTACTCTATCCCGGGAGATGGGAGACCTGGCGCGTAAACGATGCTGGCGACTGGGCTATCGTGAAGAGCGGGGTGACCACCCTGGACTTCATCCCGCTAGTCCCGGTCTACACCAAGCGGACGGGGTTCATGACCGGTGAGCCACCCCTGGCCAAGCTGGCCGAGCTCAACCTGGCACACTGGCAGTCGAGCAGCGATCAGCGGAACATCCTGCACGTTGCCCGCGTACCGATCCTCTTCGGCGCCGGATTCGAGTCTGACGGCAGCAACAACAAGCTGGCTGTAGGCCCGAACACCATGGTGACCAACAGCGACCCGCAGTCGAAGCTCACTTTCGTCGAGCACACAGGCAAGGCGATCGAAGCAGGCCATCAGGACCTCGAGGACCTCGAGAATCAGATGAAGATATGCGCATTGGAGCCGATCATGCCCAAGACAGGGAATGTGACAGCGACCGCGAAGGCCATCGATACATCGCAGAGCGCAGCCATCCTGGAATCTATGGGCGAGGACCTGAGCGATGCCTTGGAGCAGGCAATCAAGTTCACCCTGGCCTGGCTGGGCACTCCTGACGTCGATTCTGGTAGCATCATGTTTGAGTGTGACCTGACCAGCAACATGGGCAATCAGCCTGACCTCGATGCTCTGGATAAAGGGCGGGCACGTAAGGACATAAGCCGCACTGCCTACTGCACGGAGCTCGTACGGCGGGGCGTGCTCAGTGAGGAGTATGATATTGAGGCAGATCAGGCGCTGATCGATGAGGAAGGCCCAAGCCTGGGCGACATAGGCAATCCAGAAGGCGCACTCGGTGGAGATAAGCCGCCAGCCGGGGTGCTGCTGGACCCCCAGGGCAAGCCGATGAAGAATGCGGATGGAACCTGGAAGATGGACCCTGCCAAGGTTAAGAAACCTGCAGCACAAACCGAGTAATACTGGGGGCACTAGATGGCTGCAGCAGAAAAGATCACTGTCCCGGCGTCACTGCTCGATGCATTCATCAAGCATCAGGTAAACCTGGGACGATACACGAATGCTACGGTATCCGATATCATAGGCCTGCTTAACGGCATGGATAAGGAGCTGGTGGGGCTTATACAGAAAGCTGCTGTGGGCTCCTTTACCAAAGCACGGCTGGAAGCGATGCTCAAGGAAACCCATAAGCTGACGGCTGAAAGTTATGCTGTACTCAAGAAAACAGCAACGGACAAGCTGACAGCATTTGGCGCGCATGAGGCCACTTTTACTTCATCTGTACTATCCAAGACACTCCTCGATAAAATAGATATAGTTACCCCTTCCCCTGACAAGCTAGCCACGTTGGTAACGGCCCAGCCCTTCCAGGGAGCGATCCTGGGGGAGTGGTTCGATAAGATCGCACTGGACAAACAGCATGCAATCACGCAAGCAGTCAGAACAGGCGATGGCCTCGGTGAGACGATAGAACAGATGGTGACGAGGCTGACAGGAACTAAAGCTGCCGGTTATGCAGATGGCATCCTTGAGATAGGGCGCCGCAATGCCGAGGCCGTGGTACGGACTGCTGTGAACCACGTATCCAACACCACCCAGCAGAGCGTGTACAAGCAGAATGAGGACCTGATGCAAGGATGGACGTTTGTTGCTACCCTGGATACAAGGACTACCATCACGTGTGCATCGCTAAGCGGTACTAAGTGGCCTGTCGGTGAAGGTCCCATCCCGCCAAGACACTTCCGTTGCCGTTCCTTTGCCCTGCCTTTGCTGAAGACCTGGCGCCAGCTCGGCATAGACCTCAATGAGATACCTGCAAGCAAGCGGGCCTCGATAGGTGGGCCTGTTGATGCGGATATTAGCTTCAGCGACTGGTTGCGCACGCAGGATGATGCCTCTCAGAATGAGATACTTGGTAAGACCAGGGCTACGCTGTTCCGTGATGGTAAGCTGACAGTGGATAAGTTTGCAGATAAGTTCGGAAACGTGCTGAGCCTGGATCAGCTGGCCGCAAAGGAGGCTGCGACCGTAGGCAAGCTCTTTCCTGATGGAATGCCCGGATCAGGAGGCGGACACCTTGGCAAGACCATCCCTGTTAGCGGCCCGATGGACTTCTCCCACATACAATCCCCGGTCCTAACTGCTGATGATGCAACGAGGCAGGGGTTACAGGCAGCAGCCAGCAGTCGTGCACAAGCAGCCCGTGTTGCGGCGCTCACTGCTCAGGAACAGGAACTCGGTCTCGCAGCAGGCACGCTGGTGAACGCCCCAGGAGAGATCGGAAAATTCGTAGGGTTAGCCGATGAAGCTACTTCTATCAAGACGCTGGAGACTATCCTTAGCGACCTGGGTGTCAACAATCTCTCTTTTGAAGCGAAGTCATTTGCCGGTAATGAGAATCGAATGATGATTGTCGGTAAAACATTAACCTCTGATCTTGAACGTATCCATGCAGAATTTCCTAAAGTTGCGCAGTTAATGAAGAGCAACCAGTTGGAAACGCTGCGCCTCGTTGATGTAAAGATACTGAATGATGCAGGCGGCAAACCAGGGGTAACTGCTGGCTGGTACCAGGCCAACAAGAAGATGATGGTGCTCGGCACAGATCAAGGCAAGGTATCAAGCGGCCCCCAACT